GCAGCTAAAAACCGCTTTGACTGTAAGCACCTGAATCGCGGCGGCGCGGCTGGCTATATTGCCAAATACATCGCAAAGAACATCGACGGTTATGCACTAGAAGGCGAGCGCGACCACGAAACCGGCGAGTTGCTGACTGACTCCGCGGCTGCTGTTACTGCCTGGGCTGCTACCTGGCGTATACCGCAGTTTCATCCTATCGGCCTGCCTACCATGGGTTCATACCGTGAATGCCGCCGCATCCGTTCCATTAGTCTGACTGAAACCTTTGACGAAGAAGTGGAAGCCGTTCGCGCAGCTGCTGATGCCGGTGATTTTATGGCGTACATGTCAGCCCAGGGCGGCGCAAATGTCCCACGCGACGATCAGACTGTGCGTGTAGCCCGCCGCGTTGCTGATGAGTTGAATGCCTACGATGAAGAAGTGAAAAAGGTTGTGGGCATTTTCGCGCCTCACCTGGGCGACTCCCGTGTTTATGAAACCCGTACAACTCAATGGCGCATCGTTTCTTCCGCCGTTGACGTTGAGGTTTTGACCTTAAAAAGCGCCTGGCATGATAGGCAGGCTGGGGGCACCGCTACGGCGTCCACTTCTGACAACCTGCGAGTTATTGACTGGACAGACACAGCCGCCGTGAGGGCGATTGTGGCACGCATCAGGGAGGAAACACCGAGAGTCAGCAAGGCGCAGCGAAGTTTTGACCCGACAAAAGGCCGTGATGTTGCCCCCTCGGCAAGATTGACGGCAGAGGAACGGGCGCGATTGCCTCAGATTGACAGCGAATTGAGGAAGCACAGCATCACGGCGGAACGTTGGGAGCTGGAGGCATTAAGTCGCGGGGCGAAAATCAGCTTTGGTGATCTGGTAATGAGTTTTGAGCCATTGCCGGACTGGGCTGAATTTGAATGATGCGTATCGAGCACAGTCATATCTGACTGTTCTGGCCATAACGTTTTCGGTACCGCATAGACGGATATGACTGTACTGCAGATATTTTCAGAGGTGGATTTTGGGATATTTAGGAAGCAAGGCCGCAAGTGGTGCGTATCAGGCAGTTATCAGCCAAATGCCACCGCATGATTTATACATTGAAACGCACCTGGGCGGCGGCGCAGTCATGGCACGAAAACCGGCAGCGCAGGTGAATATTGGGGTCGATATTGATCCCATTACCCTGGCGTGTGCAGCGGAAAAATTCAGTGATGATGTCCAGTTGGTTAACGCTGACATCCTCAGTTTTTTAGATACCTTTGATTTCTCACCGTACAAATCCCCGCTGTTATACGTGGATCCGCCCTACCTGCCAGAAACACGTACCAGTTCGGCGCGCTACCGGCATGAATACACCCGCGAAAATCACATTGAACTGATCGATGCGCTGAAACAAATCCCGGCTGCTGTCATGATTTCTGGTTATCCGTCTGAGCTTTACGATTCTCTTTTGTCAAATTGGCGCAGCATTCGTTTCCAGGTTATGACGCGGGGCGGTGTCCGGACAGAACAGCTCTGGATGAATTTCCCGGAAGGTGATGCATATTGCGCGACATTCGCCGGTAACAACTATCAGGAGCGCCAAAGGATTAAGCGAAAAGCCGAGCGATGGAAGGCCAACTATGCCGCCTTGAGTAGTGCTGAACGATTGGCAATTTTGACCAGCTTACTGTCTGTGCATGATTAAATTGTCTGTAATTAAGAAGATAGAATTCATGGATATTAGGTATATGAATTTCAATAACATATAGATTTCTATGGAAATTATAATCAGAAGATTTTATAGTACTGGATAAATAAACAGTGCTTATTGGGGAGGAAAGATGGATTTTTTAGAAGAGACGTCAGTGTTGTTGGAACGCATATCACTGATTGCAGAACTTTCTGCGCGTGCCGAATGCGGCAAAGCAGAGAAGGATATGTTAGCTATATGGATTTCTGAAATGGCGTCGGCGGCAAATGAGGAGTTGCTCAAAGTTATTTTTGATGTAAACGGCCCAGGAAAAATTCACTGAATTCCCAATAGAAGTTTATAAGTGAGCGCCGCATGCAGTATGTGCATGTTTTTGCATGATCCCGAAAGGATCAAAAAATGCCTGATCGCGCCTCTGGCTGGGCTTTGCGGCTTTCTGAGGCATGCATTAAAAACAGCAAGCCAAGTCAGAAGCGGGCAGGCGGGTAACATTGCGCGCGCCGAGGTGCAGCGCGGCCAAAATTGGCGCAGTCTCCAGTCCGCAGAGGCGTTTTCTTAATGCATTCGGGTTTTGGTCTATTTTCCAGTGGAGGTGCGCCGCGAGGCTCTGAGGCTGTAACGTGGGGTGTGGTAATGGATGGTAAAGGCAAGGATCGGAAAGTCGGTGGGTGAGATTTGTTACAGCCCCGCATTACGGGGCTTAACGATATTACTCGCGGGTGAGTTCGTAAGAGGTAAATTTGATTACATCTTCCCCAAACCATGCATTTAATTCCTTGAATCGTTCCTGCAATGGTGTCAGTTCGTTCCGGACAAATACCTGCGACGCTTTTACCGAATCGCCGAATCCGCCGCTGTTCTCCGGAATGATGCCCATCATCTGAGGTGGCACGCGGTGCGCGCACAGTAAGTCATTCTGACTGGCTTTCTTGATGTTAAAGAAATCGTCTTTTGTCGCGACTTCACTGAGCGGCAAAATCTTGATGCCGTCTGGCTTGCCGTTAGGCGCGTACATGAACAGGTTACGGAAATTACCCAGCCCTTTCGTGTCCCGCATCGCTTTACGCATCTGATCGATGTCTGAGCTGCTTTGCGCCGCGTCGGTCATATACAGGATATATCCGGCGTGTGCGCCGTTCTGGTAATACTTGCGGCGGAACAGGGTCGCGGCCTCATTGAGCCAGGCAGAGTTCAGGGCGCTGAGATATTCCGGTAGGCCGTATAGCTCCTGATTAATGTCCGGTTCAATAAGATGAAACACGCTACCGGTTTCGAACTGATGCGCTTCTTTCCATTGTTGCACAAACCAATAGGTGTCTGGCTCAACTCCTCGGCGTGCATATTTTGCAGGCACAGTTTTCATCACCACGGCGTCGCCGAGCTGGTTGCGGATCACCTCCAAAAACGCATTCCCAAACACCAGGTAGTCCAGGGCGAACCGACTGAATTCTTGCTGGGATAACAGTAGGTGCGGGACAAAGGTCGAAGCCAGAATATTACGTTTCACATACAGCGATGAGCTGTGATGCACCGCTGCCCGCAGCGTGCGAGCCAGGCCGTCAAAGCTGATCGGCGGCTCATACCACTGGCCGTTCCCCGTGCATTCGATGTAATCCAGGATTTCGCGGCGGTCTAATACCGGCGTCGGGTCGCCAAAGCTGAACGCCTCCGCGCCGCCGTTCTGCTGTGCGGTTGCGGTGACTGCGGCTTGTGCTGCCTTTCGAAATCTACGCTTAGCCACGGTGATCACCTTTTGTCTGTTTGTTGCTTGTGTGAATAGCTGTCTGGTACAGGTCGCGGAATTCATACGCTGATGGCTGATGTATCAGGCGACGCGTTTCGCTGGAAATATCCTTGCCAGTCCAGGCGTTTTTGTGTGTGTCGGTGTGAGTGGTTTTCATTAGTAAAACTCCAGAATGTTAGGGCTTTGGCCGCCGCTGGCGGCGGTCAGTGGTTCATTGAGCAGTGCGTGCATGATTGCCCAGGCGACATCGGCATGGCTGGCTTCCTCGCTGCGGCTTGCCTCATAGGTTGAACGGCTGCCGCTGGCGGTCATGGTTTTGCGGATCGCCATGAATGACGACGTGATGTCTTTGTGGTTGGTGTCGTACTCCAGGCGTCCGGACGTGATGGTGTCTTTGGCTTTCAGCACCATTTTCGTTTTCGTTTCCGGGCTATAGCGGATTTCCATCGCGGCGGGGAAGAACTGCCGGACAAGCTGGAAAACCCCCTGGCCGATGCCGGTGGCGTCCACGCCGATGTATTCCACGCAGTAGCGTTTCGTTAACTCCTCAATGCTTTTTGCCTGGGCGGCAAAGTCCATGCCCTTCCACTGGTGGCGTTCCAGCACGCGGAATTTGCCACCGTCCACCAGCGGCGGAGCAATAACGGCGCAGCCTGCACTGTCGCCGGTGTGCGACGGGTCGTAACCAATCCAGACGGCGCGATAACCAAACGGGCGCACGGCGAACGGGCTGAAATCCTCCCATTCCTCCGCGCTTTCCACCATGCACCGTTGCAGTTCGGCGAACGGGAACACCGACGCCTGATCGTCAACAAATTCACACATGAACAGGTTGCGGAAATCCTCGCTGCTGTTCTCCTGTTTCAGCGTGTCAATGTTGAACAGGTTGCAGCCCCCGGCTAAGGCGTCCTCAATGGTGACAATTTGCCGCCACTGGCCGTCTTCGCAAAGGCGACCTTTCGCCAGGGCATGATGGCCGATGTCCAGTTCAATCCTGTCGTTGGCATTTTCCCGCCCCTTGTTAAACAGCTCACCTGACCAGAACGGATAAGCACCGTGCGTCAGTGCTGACGGCGTGGAGAAATAGGTGGTGCGCAGATGTTCCTGCGACGCCATACCGCTGGCGACTTTGCGGAGTTTCTGGAAGTTCGGGATCCAAAAGATTTCGTCCACGTACAGGTCGCCGTTGTGACTTTGTGCGGTGTTGGAGTTGGTGCCTAAAAAAATCAGTTTTGCGCCGTTGTTGCCGAGCACAATCGGGTCGCCGGTCAGCTCGACATCCACCAGTCGCGCAAACTGAATGATGTACTCACGGAACACGTAAGCCTGGGTTTTACTGGCTGACAGAAAAATCTGGTTATGGCCGGTTGCCAGGGCGCGCAGTAACGCCTCACGGGCAAAGAAGAACGTCGCCCCAATCTGGCGGGATTTGAGGATGTCGCGGATCCGATGTTTAAGCCCAGCGTCGTACCAGATACGCTGATACCGGAAGCACTGAGAAAGAAAAATATCCTCCAGCTTTTCCAGCGCCTCGTCGCTGAAAAAGTTCTTAGTCGGCTTCTTACGCTCTCCCTTGTTCCGGTTGGCAACATTCGGGTTTAAATCCACCTCATTCCCGCTCTGGCCGTAGCGGTTCACCCTTGCCAGCCGTTCCATTAACCGGCCTAACGCCTCCATTTCCTTGTAATCCGCATTCCCTTTGACGTCTTTGACCGTGAGCTGGATCAGCCGGGCTTCCAGGCTGGATTCGACGCGTGAAATCGGCGCGGCGTTCTCCCACGCATCGCGCGTTTTCCAGCTCTGCACCGTCGGTATTTTTTGGGTCAGCAGTTCCGCAATCTGACGGACGGAAAACCCCTGCCAGTAAAGCAGTGCCGCCTGTCGCCGTGGGTCGCTGATGAGGGTTGAGTTTGTCATTTTCATGACTGCCACGTTAACGAGCGGCCTGCTGATTTTCCTGCTGTCCACGTTGTGCCATCGGGCAACAACCCGCATCGGCTGGCGGTGTCGGGCGTGTGTCTGGAAACTTGGCTTTCTCAGAAGCACACACCGACTGGAGTCCGAAAAATGGCAAAAGCAACAAAGCGCTTTCGTATCTGTACCGAAGGGGCAACCACCGACGGGCGTGAAATCACCCGCGAGTGGATTGAACAGATGGCGGCCACCTATGACCCGAAGGTCTACGGCGCACGCATCAACATGGAACACATCAAGGGTTATTACCCTGATAGCCCGTTCCGTATTTACGGGGATGTTACCGGCGTCACGGCGGAAGAAATCACCGACGGCGCGCTGAAAGGCAAGCTGGCACTGTATGCCGATATCGACCCGACGCCGGATTTAGTCTCAATGGTGAAAGCCCGCCAGAAGGTTTACACCTCCATTGAAGTGAACCCCTCGTTTTCCGACACCGGCAAAGCCTACCTGATCGGCCTGGCCGTGACCGACAGCCCCGCAAGCCTCGGCACCGAGTACCTGCAATTCAGCGCGAAGGCACAGCAGAACCCGCTGGCAGGCCGTAAGCAAAGCGCAGACAACCTGTTTACCGCCGCCGAAGAAACGGCGTTCGAGTTTGTGGAAGAAACACCGGCTGCGCCGTCGCTTTTCTCCCGCGTGAAACAACTGCTTTCCAGTAAATCCGCCACGGATGATGCCCGTTTTAAAGACGTGCATGACGCCGTGGAAGTGGTGGTGGAACACGTCGAAACCGGCCTGAAAGCCACTGATGAAAAGCTGTCCGCGCTGGAGGGCACCGTGACAGAACGTCTGAACGCGCTGGAGAAATCGGCGAAAGACGATCGCGAACAGTTCAGCACGCTGAAAGGCAAGCTGGAGAAATCCGCGCCGCAGAACTACACGCAGCGTCCCGTTTCAAGCGGCGGCGGCAAGGGTGATGCAGCCAATTTCACCGACTGCTAAGCACGATATCCGCTATTAACCCATTAACAAATTTGGAAAAAACGCATGAAACAAACTACCCGCTTTAAATTTAACGCCTTCCTGTCCCGCATTGCTGAGCTGAACTCGGTGGACACCGGCGACCTGAATAAAAAATTCAGCGTGGAGCCGTCAGTGACGCAGACGCTGATGACCCGCGTGCAGGAATCTTCCGCGTTCCTTCAGATGATTAACATCGTGCCCGTGGATGAAATGAAGGGGGAAAAGGTTGGCGTGGGCGTGTCTGGTTCAATTGCCAGCACCGCAGACACCAGCGGCACCGGTGAACGCCAGACGGCTGACTTTAATACCCTGACCGCTGAGGGCTATGAGTGCCGCCAGACGAACTACGATTTCCATTTTCGCTACGCCACGCTCGATCTCTGGGCGCGCTATCAGGATTTCCAGGCGCGTTTACGCGACGCCATCGTGAAACGTCAGGCACTGGATCGCATCACCATCGGCTTTAACGGCGTGAAGCGTGCGGCAACGTCAGACCGCGCTAAATACCCGTTGTTGCAGGACGTGAACGTGGGCTGGCTGCAAAAGTACCGTGAGAATGCGCCGGAGCGCGTGATGAGCAAAATCCTCGGTGACGATGACGCCGTGATTTCTGCCACCGTCCGCGTCGGTGCCGGTGGTGACTTTGAGAACCTGGACGCGCTGGTGATGGATGCCACCAACAACATGGTTGACCCGATTTATCAGGACGATACCGGCCTGGTGGTGATCTGCGGCCGTCAGCTGCTGGCAGATAAGTATTTCCCGCTGGTGAACAAGGCGCAGGAGAACTCCGAAAGCCTGGCGGCGGATATGATCATCAGCCAGAAGCGCATCGGTAACTTACCGGCGGTGCGCGTGCCCGGCTTCCCGGCCAATGCGTTCCTGATCACCCGCCTGGATAACCTGTCCATTTACTGGCAGGACGGCACACACCGCCGTCACATCGAAGAAGTGCCGAAGCGTGACCGCATCGAAAACTACGAGTCCATTAATGAGGATTTCGTGGTGGAAGACTATCGCGGCGGCTGCCTTGTCGAAAACATCCAGCTCGGCACCTTCAAAACCACCGCACCTGAATCAGCGGAATAAAGGGGGACGCCATGATTAGTCCTTGCCGTCGTCACATGTTGCGACAGTCAGCCATCAACGCGGCGCAGCAGGCTGCCGGTCAGATGAGCCATGCCACCGGCTACGAGTTGCTGCTGCAAAAACTGAATGCGGATAAACAGGCACTGAGCAAACACCAGTCCTTCCAGGCAAAAGCGGAACTGAAACGCACGCTGCTGCCGGAGTACGCCCCGTGGGTGTCGGGCGTACTTGCCGAAGGGAGCGGCGCACAGGATGCCATCCTGATGACCGTGATGATCTGGCGGATTGATGCCGGTGATATCGCCGGTGCGCTGAACATTGCCCGTTACGCATTTAAGCACCGGCTCGCGATGCCGTTCGGCACCCGTACGGCGGGCTGCGCCTTCACTGAGGAAGTGATCGACCAGGCAGCCCGCACCCGTGCCGCCGGTGAGCCGGTCAGTATTGACCTGATGCTGGAAGTGCTGGAACTGACTGACAGTGAGGATATGCCCGATAAAGTCCGTGCGCAGTTGCACAAGATTATCGGCTATCTCTACCGCGACGGCGGCAAGGACACGTTAGCCCTGGAGCGTCTGAAAAGTGCCTTAATTCTCGACGGCAAAGCAGGCGTAAAAAAAGATATTGAGCGTCTGGAGTCAGCCATTAAAAAGGCATCCGGAAGCTAAAAGGAATGCGCCCCGCGCAGGGCGGCACGCCAGCCGCGACGGGTCTTTGACCTTGCTCAACGCTGGCGTCCACCGCCCCCTATTCAGAGGTCACTATGTCGTCTCTTGTTATACCTGCACCAAAGCCGGACGCCGCGACGGAACCCGCGATTAAGAACACCCATTTCTGGCCGGATGTCGATCCGGTGGAGCTGCGCGACACGCTGCGCCTGGAGGGCACTGTCACCGCTAAGCGGCTGCGAAATGCCGCAAAGTTTGCCATGACCGAAGTGAATGCCGAGCTGTTCAGCTTTCGCGATGCGCAGATTTCGCAGGGCTTTAAACGCCTGGCTGATGTACCCGCCGACCAGATTGATGACGAAAGCGTGAAGGTCTGCGCCTATCAGCGCGCCGTGGCGTCTATCGCGGCGGCCTTCCTGGCGGAGCGTTACCCGAATAACGACACCACCGACGCAGGCAGCAAAAAGGCGGTGATTGTTGAAAGCACGGTCGATGATTTATGGCGTGACGGGCGCAACGCGATCAGCGATGTCGCCGGTGTGTCTCACTGCATCATCGGGCTGCTCTGATGAAAGTCTATGCCGAACAGGGCGACACCGTAGATTCGCTCTGCTGGCGGTACTACGGGCGCACGGGATCGGTAGTTGAGCAAGTTTACGCGGCTAACGTTGGGTTAGCCGCACAGGGGGCAATTTTGCCCCATGGCTACGCGGTGGAGCTGCCGGATATTACCCAGGCCGCAGTCAGTGAAACCGTTTCACTTTGGGACTGATGACCATGGAGCGCATCACCTCGTTTATCTGTTACTGCGTCGCGGCCTTTCTTGCCTGGCTCGGCGCGATGTCACC